GCTTCGCAATAGAAATCGGGTTTTTTAGGCTTCATCGTAACGTCAGCATTCATGCGGGCTTGGTTGGCCGCGTTCATGTGCCGGTTAAAGCCGGTGCAACACCGTTGCACCTTGAGGGAGGAATCACATGGGCATCGGCTTAGCGTTTTGGATTCTGATGTTGGTGTGGGCTGTGTTCGGTGTGCTGACGCATTTCGGATATGTCGGCGGGCCTTATGCCGTAGGCACCTCGACCATCTTGCTGTTCGTGCTGTTCGGCTTGCTCGGTTGGGGAATATTCGGCCCGCCGCTGCGCAGATAAACGAGGGTTTAACATATGGTGACGCCGACCAAGCTTAGGTTGTTGCGTGGCAACCCGAGCCGCACACCGATAGGGCCCGAGCCCGAGCCGCAAATAACCGCCGACGTTCCGCAACCGCCCGAGCATTTAAGCGCCGAGGCTGCCGTCGAGTGGCGCAAGATCGCACCGGAATTGCATCGCATCGGGTTACTGACGATGGCCGATCTCGCGGCGTTCGGTGGTTGGTGCGAGGTTATGGCGCGTTGGATCAAGGCCGAGCGCGAGCTGCACGGGCAGCCGTACACGGTCAGCACCGACGAGGGTGGCACCAAGATCAATCCGCTGGTCAGCATCGCTAACACGGCGTTGCGTGACATGGTGCATTGTGCCTCGCAATTCGGCATGACGCCGGCGGGCCGGGCCCGGCTTAATGCGGGCATCACGCGACCGCCGAAAAAGTTTAGCGGGCTGGTTTCTTAAACCATGCAAGCCAAGCCGAGGCGAACGGCGAAGGGCAAAAAGCGCGCCGCCGACGTGATCCGGTTCATCGAAAAGCTGACGGTGCCGTCGGGCAAGGGCGAGGGCCAGCCGTTCAAGCTTGAGAAATGGCAGAAAGATTTTATCCGCGACATCTATGAGCCGCACAGCGAGGACGGTCGGCGCGTGGTGCGCCGGGCGATCCTGTCGATGGCGCGCAAGAATGGCAAAACCGCGCTGATCGCGTGCATCGTGCTGGCGCATCTGATCGGGCCCGAGCGGATCAACAACGGCGAGATATACAGCGCCGCCAACGACCGCGACCAAGCCGCGATCATCTACAAGTTTGCCCGGCAGATCGTCGAGCGCGAGCCCGAGCTGTTGCTGCAACTCGACATCGTCAAATCGACCAAGACCATGATCGGGCGCTCGACCGGCTCGGTGTATCGCGCGATCTCGGCAGAGGCCGGAACCAAGCACGGTTATTTGCCGAGCGTGGTGATCTATGACGAGTTGGCGCAAGCCAAAAGCCGCGACCTCTATGACGTGCTTGATACGTCATTCGGGGGCCGCGCCGAGCCGCTGTTTATTACGATCTCGACGCAGAGCAACGATCCCGAGCACATCCTTTCGCAATTGATCGACGACGGGTTGGCCGGTCATGACCCGAGCATCGTCTGTCATCTGCACGCCGCCGACGAGGATTGCGACCTTGGCGATCAGCGGCAATGGAAACAGGCGAACCCGGCGCTCGGTACGTTCCGCGACCGCGCCGATCTGGCGGCGGCCATCGGCAAGGCCAAGCGAATGCCAGCCGATGAACCCAAGGTGCGAAACCTTTTGCTTAACCAGCGGGTTTCGCCTGCCTCGATCCTGATCAGCCGCGCCGAGTGGATGGCGTGCGCCGGTCCCGTCGCGTTTGAACCCGGGGAGGATGTATTCCTTGCGCTCGACCTATCGAACACGCTCGACCTGTCGGCTTTGCTCATGGGTTCGGCGGGTGATGTCGCGCGGGTCCAAGCCTATTTCTGGAAGCCCGGCGAACAGCTCGCCGAGCAAAGCTTTCGCGATTTCGGCAACGGCAACTATCGCTACGTCGAATGGAAAGACGCTGGACATATCGAGGTCACCGGCGGGCGCTCTATCGATAAAGCGGCCATCGCCCGGCGGATCGCCGAGCTAAGCGGGCGCTACCGCGTGCGCGCGCTGGTCTATGACCGCTGGCGGATCGAGGACCTGTTGCGCGAGTTCGATCATATCGGGCTGGAGGCCCACAAGGCCGAGGCCGAGCCCGACGATGGCAAGCCGATGACAACGCTGCCGCGCTCGGGCTTGCGGCTGGTGCCGTGGGGCCAAGGCTTCAAGGACATGGCCCCGGCCATCGATGCGCTCGAGTCCGCCGTGGTCGAGCGCAAGCTCGTTCATCCGAATAACCCGTGCCTGAATTGGAACATGGCGAATGCGGTGGCGGTAATGGACCCGGCGGGCGGGCGCAAGCTCGACAAGGACAAGAGCCGATTCCGCATCGATGGCGCGGTGGCGTTGGCGATGCTGATGGGCTACCGCGCGCGGGCCCGGTTGCGGCCCACCGTCGACATCGAAACGCTGATCGGATGACCACAAAACACGTCTTACAATTGCGCGGCAAGGTGAGCTGGTTCGGCGGTCCCGAGGATATGGGCGTATCCGCCAGCGAGGGCTTGGCGTTCATCTATGATGTTGCGACCGCGCCGCATCTGTTCCTGGCGACGCAGCCGCCCGGCACGTCGGGCCTCGCGCGGCGGCTTAACCCGTTGGTGCCGTACATCGCGACGCGGTGGGACTATGACCGCTATCCCAAGGACATGCTGGCCAGCCAACAATATTGCGCGCTGGTGACGGCGCTCGACACGGGCCGCGCGTTCCGCGCATGGCCCGCCGATTGGGGCCCGCACATCGACACCGGTCGGGTCGCCGATATTAGTTTGGGGCTGATGGATTATCTGGAGATCGAAACCGATTGCGAGGTGATCGTCGATTTTCCGGTGTCACCGCCGCGAGCGTTGACGGCGTAACAATGGCAAACGATGCGGCGTTTACGGTTGCGGTTAAAGCGCCCGCCGTCAGCACCATCAACGGCGGCGACGTTAATTCCGATCACGATGTGCTTGGCAAAAACAATCTGCAAGCGGGCGTCGACGTTCACGCCAAGCGCGACTTGATCGCCGACCGTAACCTCGTCGTGGCCGGTTCGATCAATGCGGCATCAATCGCGATTCCCGGCGGCGTGGTGGCAACCTCGCTGCAACTCGTTTGGTATGACGCAAGCGCGGGGACTGGACCGGGCGCGGTCGAGGGCATGGTGCGGTTGTTTTTCAACGCTGATAAAACAGCCGACGGCACGCTGACAATTGGATCGTCGAATGTGATGGCTGCCGTGCGCGGTGGCATTTGGGTTGTGGTCTAAGCGGCGGGCATTTTGGATCGTCGGCCTTGATCGGCGTCACCGGCTCTTTGCTTGGTGGGCACGGTGATTGCTGATCGTTTTCGCCCGGGCCGACGGTGGCGGCGGCGGTCACACGGACAGCCGCCGCCGTTTTTCTAAAGCGCCGGAATCGCACCATCCTCGGCGGTGCGCTTGGCGGTTGCCTTGCGCGCGGCTTGTTCCTCGGCGCGGGTTTCGCGTCGGCGCTTTTCCAAACGCGTCAGCGTGCGTTGCGCGGCTTTGATCTTGTCGCTCGACTTGATAATGCCGCTGATCGCGGCGTCGCGTTGAGCGATGGCGCGGTCGAGTTGCTTACGCGCGTCGGCCAATTGCGTTTCGATACGTTGCAGAGTCATTGTTTGCGTCCTTTGTTATTCGCCGCGTGACCATCACGCGACAAAACAATTTTACCAAACAACGCAACACACGTGCTGCGCGAACTCCGCGGCGTTGAAATTTCATCAACGATCACGTGCGCGATTCCGAAATAGCTCAACGAAAATAATTTGCATTCATGCTTTTCGTGACGGCGCTCGCGACCGCGCGCGCAAGTTGAAAACAACCAGGCACAAGGAGTCTGAAATGCCACTCGCAATTATCGACGGCCCGACCATCGCGCGCGGTGAATCTCTATCCGACGGCGTCGATTGCTCGTCGGGCGAAATCGTGCGGATCACCGTGCCGCAAGAGTTCACCGAGGCAAACCTGACGTTTCAGGTGTCGACCGACGGCCATTTTTTCAACGACCTGTTTGACGACGACGGCGACGAGATCACCGTGCCGGTGCAGTCCGACAGCGCGGTTTTCATTTCGCGGCGATGGGTCCGCTCGGTGGCGTTCCTCAAGCTGCGTTCCGGCTCGCGCGACGCGCCGGTGGTGCAGCGCGAGGATTGCAAATTCGCCATCGCGGTCGACACCGACACCGCCGCCGGTGGGCTCGGCACCAAGCTGTGACGCGTCACGCCTTTGGGCTGGTCGTGCTGACGCTGATCGTCGTTGCGATCCTGATGGTCGTGTTCACCAAATTCTGAGGGCCCCATGACAAAAGCCGCAGCTCTGGTCCGCAAGGCCGACATCGAGCCCGAGGACGACGAAAGCTATTCCGACTTCATGTCGCGCTGCACCGACGACGAGGGCGTCGACGAGGATGAATGCCAGATTATTTGGGACGAGCGCAGCGGCGACAACGCCGTGGTGCACAAGACCAGCCACGCCAGCAAAGCCGACGGCCTCGATTTTGTTCTGAGCGACGAAACGCCGGATCGTTACGGCGACGTGATCATGGCGGATGGCTGGCAGCTCGACAATTTCAAGAAAAACCCTATCGCGCTGTTCGGCCACAGCTCAAGCTTTCCAATCGGCACGTGGAAAGGCTTGCACGTCAAGGACGGCGGGTTGCGCGGCAATCTGCAGCTAGCCCCGGCGGGCACCAGCGAACGCATCGACGAAATTCGCAAGCTGGTCGAGGCCGGGATATTGCGCGCGGTATCGGTCGGCTTTGTGCCCGTCGAAAAGCAAACGATGGACGCGCGCGCCGACAGCATGTTCGGCCCGTTCAAATATCTCAAGCAAGAGCTGGTCGAAACTTCGCTGGTTTCGATCCCGGCCAACCCGAACGCGTTGGCCGTCGCCAAGAGTCTGAAAGTTTCCGACGACACGATCCGCATGGTGTTCGCCAAGCACGGCGACAAAGACACCGCGCGGCGTTCGTTGGCTCACCGGCAAGCACGCCGAAATGCAACGACATCATCACAAGGCAAAACCATGTCGACGCTTGCACAACGTATCAAGGACTCCGAACAACGCTTGCTCGCAGCTCGCGACAAGCTGTCGGCCCATCTGGAGAAATCCGACGACAACAACGTGACCGACGCCGATCTTGAGGCGCGGCAATCGCTCAATGGCGAGATCGTCAGACTCGAGCGCACACTCGAATCGCTGCGCGAATCCGAGCGGCACCTCGGCACCACCAGCGAGGACGGCGGGCGCACGGTGACCCGTTCGTCGGTTCCGGCGGTGATCAACGGCACCACGGCGATGACGCAACCGGCACGCCCGTTTAGCGTGTCCGCGAAAAAGCTGACGCCGCTGGATTTCTTGGTGCGCGCCGGTGCCATTCAATTGCTGGCGCATCGCGAGCGCAAACCGCTCGACGAAATCCGCCGCATGATCTACGGCGACGACGAGGCGACCCGGGCGGTGCTGGAGTGGCAGACCAAGGCCGCCAGCGCGCCCGCGATGACCACGGTGGTCGGATGGGCCGCCGAGCTGGTGCAACAGATCGTCGTCGACTTCATGGCGACGCTGACGCCGAAAAGCGTGTTTCCACGCCTGTCGGGCGCGGGGCTGTCGCTGACGTTTGGCCGCAACGGCAAGATCATCATTCCGACGCGCTCGCGCACGCCAACCATCGCGGGCTCGTTCGTCGGTGAAGGTCTGCCGATCCCGGTGCGCCAAGGCGCATTCACGTCGCAGACTCTCACGCCGAAAAAGATGGCCGTGATCACGACGTGGACAAAAGAACTCGACGAGCATTCGGTGCCCGCCATCGAGGGGCTGATGCGCGACGCGATCCAAGTCGACACCGCCGTGTCGCTCGACGCCGTGTTGCTCGACACCAATCCCGCGACGGTGGTGCGCCCGCCCGGCATCCTCAACGCTGTCTCGGGGCTGACGCCAACCGCTGGCGGCGGCTTTAATGCGCTGGTCGGCGACATCAAACAGCTCACCAACGCGTTGCTGGCCGGTACGCTCGGCAACATCCGCAACCCGGTGTGGTTGATGAATCCGGCACAGGTCAACAGCATCGGCCTTGTGGCGGCCCCGGGCGCGGGCGTGTTTCCGTTCCGCGACGAGATCGCGCGCGGCACGCTCGGCGGCTGGCCGGTGATCGATTCCGGCACGGTGCCGATCAACACCGTGATCGTGGTCGACGCCGCCGACTTCGTCAGCGTATCCGGTGACGCGCCCCGGTTCGAGATTTCGGATCAGGCGACGCTGCACATGGAGGACACCTCGCCGACCGACATCAGCACGTCGGGCACGCCCGCCGTGGTGGCGTATCCCGCCAAGTCCATGTTCCAAACCGACATGCTGGCGCTTCGCCTGATCCTGCCGGTCAATTGGTGTCTGCGCCGCACCGGCGTGGTCGCTTGGGTCGCGGGCGTTACTTGGTAGCCCGCTGAAATGTTGTTCGCGGCTGCGCCAATGCAGCCGCGCCCTTTCGCATCTCAACCACAAGGAACCAAAGTTATGGCCGACAACGAACCAACCAAGACACCGCACAGCACATCGCACAGCACATCGCACACGCCCGCCCGTGTGGCCGACGATCAGGCCGCCCACCGATCCGCCGACGAACAGGCGGCCCACAACAAAAAGACGGTCGAGGAACACGCCGCCAACGTAAAAAAGCGACTCGGTGAGGAACGCGAGGCTCGCGACAAAGCCGCCAAGGATCACGCCAAGATGGTGGCCGACGTGAAGCCAACCCCGACGCAAGAGGAAAACGACCTTGCGGCGTCGGGCGTGCATATCGATGAGCATGAACCGGACGGCTCGCCGCCCGATGTCAACGACCCGACGCTGACGCCTCAAGAGAGGGCCAAGGCGCTGGAAGCCAACAAGCCCGGCGCTTACCAGACTAGGGCCGCGACGCCAAAAGCATGACGGTTCGAAGCTTCCTCACGCGGATTGCGGGCCAGCTCGTCGCCAAAGGCGAAGGCGACTATAGGGCTGGCCCGTACTATTTGCCGGTGACCGGCGGCTGGCTGCCCGACGGCGCGCCGGATAATTGGTGGCAGCTCGGCATGACGCCCGCGACCGGCGGCCAAGGCGCGATGGTCGAGGCTTGCGTGTCGGCCTATTCGCAGACCGTGGCGATGTGTCCCGGCGACCATTGGCGGTTGCAGGACAACGGCGGGCGCGAACGGGTCACGACCTCGGCGCTGTCGCGGATATTGCGGCGGCCCAACGACTATCAATCGATCTCGGATTTTCTGTTGAACGCGACGCGCGGGCTGTACCTGACCGGCAACGCTTACGCGCTGGCGCTGCGCAATGATCGCTACGAGGTCGACGAGCTGCATTTGATGAATCCCGATCTGTGCTACCCGCGCGTCGCCTACGATGGCGAAATTTTCTACGCGCTCGGCGGCAACGATGTGCTGGCGCGCCGCCTCGGTTCGCTCGAACAGTTGATCGTGCCGATGCGCGACGTGCTGCATATCCGCTTGCACATCGTGCGCAGCCGATTCCCGACGCCGCTGGTCGGCGAGTCGCCTATCGTCGCGGCTTATAACGACATCGCGGTCAGCGGGGCCATCGCCGCGCAACAGGCAAATTTTTATCGCAACGAGGCACGCCCGAGCGCCGTGCTGCAAACCGATCTGGTGCTTGATAAGGATCAAGTCGCCAAGGTGCGCGACGCCTGGAATGATCAAGCCAAGGGCATGAACCGGGGCGGCACGCCGATCCTGACGGCGGGCCTCAAGGTCCAGCCGTGGGCGGTCGGTGGCAAGGACGCCGCCACCGCCGAGATGTTGAAGCTATCCAACGAGGCCATCGCGTTGGCGTTTCGCATCCCGATGCCAATCCTTGGGCTCAACACCGGCGCGGTCAATTCGACCGAAAGCCTGATGCAGCAATGGAAAGCCTCGGGCTTGGGCTTTGCGCTCAACCATATCGAGGAAGCGTTTGGCTTGCTGTTCGATCTGCGCGGCCAGCCGGACGAATACATCGAATTGGACACGGCGGCGCTGTTGCGCTCGGCGTTCAAGGATCGCATCGAAGGGCTGGCCCGCGCGGTGCAAGGCGGCATCTATGCGCCCGACGAGGCCCGGGCACTGGAGGGTTACGCCAAGGTGCCGGGCGGCTACGGCAAAGAGCCGCGCGTGCAGCAACAGGTCGTGCCGCTGTCGGCGGCGGAAAACATACCGGCGGCACCGGGGCCGGGCGCACCACCGCCCGCGCCGCCAGCGGGCGGCGATACGCCGCCCAAGGAACCACAGCAACAGGGCTTGACCGATGCAGAACGAAATCGCATCCGCCGCCAAATTAGAGCTGCACACCGAATCAATCGGCTCGCTGGCTGATCTGGTTGTCGAGGAAATCGCGGCGGCGGCGGGTCAGGCCGAACGCGAGCGCGATTTGTTGCTCGGCAAACAGATGGCCGAACATGCGTTGCGGCTGATGCAATTGGAAACCGCCGTGCGCGACCGGCTGGCCGAGCTGCGCGACGGCGAGAAAGGTGAACGCGGTGAAAAAGGCGAGCAAGGCGAAAAAGGCGAGGCGGGCCAAGCTGGCGCGCCGGGCGCGAAAGGCGATCAAGGTGATAAGGGAGATCAGGGCGAAACGGGCGAAGCGGTTACCGGCCCCGCTGGCCGCGACGGAATAGACGGCAAGGACGGCGCGCCCGGCGCGCCCGGCGAACGCGGCGAGCGCGGTCTGCCCGGCGATCCCGGTGTCGATGGCCGCACGCTGTTCAACATCCGCGACACCTATGACGCCGCCGAAAAGTATCTGATGGGCGACGTGGTGACGCTCAACGCGAGCTGGTTTGTTGCCCGCAAGGATGACCCGGGACCATGCCCCGGTTCGGGCTGGAAGGTCGGCCCGACCGGGCGCAAGGGCGAACCCGGCCCACGCGGCGAGGTGGGCCCGGTGCGCGAGATCGCCGCATGGGACATCGACCGCAAGCGGTTCACGGCGTCGCCGGTGCTGAGCGACGGCAGCAAGGGGCCGCCGCTTAATCTGCGTTTGCTGTTTGAGCAATTCCAGGCCGAGGCGGGCTGATGCAATCGACCATCGTCGTCGTCACGCCAGCGGTGTCGATCGATCTGATCACCATCGACGAGCTGAAACGCGCGCTCAACCTGACCAGCACGACGCAAGACGCCATGCTGGCCGACCTGATCACGCGGGTGTCGGCAGAGGTTGCGGCCTATTGCAATAACCGGGTGTTCGGTTTCGAGACGGTGGTCGAGACGTTCACCGAGCTTTCATCGGATACGCGGCGGCTGTTCCTGGCGCGCTATCCGGTTGCGGTCGATGCCAGCGGCATCACTGCGATCAGCATCAACGGCAACTCGCTGACTTATCCCGGCACCATGTTGCTGGATTCGCTGTGGGGAAAGCTGACGCTTGCCAGCGGCAGCGCGTTCATCGAGCAAACGATCATCAGTTATTCCGGCGGCTACAATTTGCCCGACGAGGCCCCGCCCGCATTAAAACAGGCGGTCGTGATGCTGGCGCGCGAGGCTTACTATTCGACGCTGCGCGGCGACGCCACGGTGCGCATGATCGCGCACAAGGAAAGCCGGATCATCTATTTCGATCCGAACGTGCTGGCGAAAAGCGGCGGCGGCGGCAGCCACGGCACACCGGCACAGCGCGCCGCCGCCGACCTGTTGACGCATTTTACGCGCTACGAGGTTTGAGTGGCCGAATCCACCATCAAGGTGTCGATGAAGCCATCGCCCGATGAGATCGCCAAATGGTTGACCAAGGCGCTGTTAAAAGACCTTGAGGGGCTGCATCCCGACGAGGTGGTTATTCTCAAGGGCCAGCGGCAACGCTGGCGGCACAAATACAGCGACGACGATCTGGTCAACATCGTCACCGCACACGATCAAGACGTTTGCAAAGCGTGCCTCGAAATGGCGCAGCATAGCCCGTATCGCTACGGCGACGCCAAAAAGCAATTGCCGCATCATCCCGGCTGCCGCTGCCAGATCGCCTCGCTGCGCGTTCACGACTCCGGCTATCTGCGCCAGCCGACGTTCAAGAAAGTGCGGAAATATGTGGCCACCGCGCTGCAAGAATCGGTGAAGCACAAAGGCAAGCGCGTGCCACAGCGCGCCGCCACCATCACGCGGTTGCGCCGCAAGCGGCGGCGGTTCGTCGCGCCGAGCGGCTATCGCTCGATCAGCGTTTACAAGCGCAAGGGCAAATGAATGCCGATTGATTTTTCCGATGCGCTCTATGTGCACACTCAGGACACCTACGGGCGCGCCATCACGCTGACGCCCGGCGGCGTCGGGCGCGGCATTCTCGACACCAAGGACATCGATGTGGTGGCGCTCGACGGCTCGATCATTTCCGAACAGCGCACCATTCTCGACATCCGTGAGATCGAGTGGGCGGTGTTGCCGCGTCAGGGCGATCAAGTCGTGATCCCGGCTGATAGCGGGCTGCCCGATGAAGGCGCTTGGGAGATCATCGACGTGGTGCGCAACGGCGGCGGCGAGACAACGCTGACGCTGCGCAAGCTGATGGCGGCCAGCAAGCCGTCGTTGAAATTGATTAAGCCGAAATGACGCAGACGCCCGCGTACATTGCGCGCAACGCGATGTTTGATCGCGTGGTGGCGATGCCGTTTTTCGCGGGCTTCAATTTTGCCAAAACCAAGGCGCTACGCGTTCAGGTCGGCGACATTCCCTATTGCGGGGTTTATTTCATCAACGAGCTGGATTTGCCGGAAGGCGATTCCAATCACGGCGACATCCGGTTTCGCGACAGCGTGCGGGTCGGCTTCTCGGTGATCATTGTCGACAACGACGCCGAGGACGGCGAGGCGACGCTCGATCAGGCTTATTTCGAGATCAGCAACGGACTGTTAACCGACACCACGCTGACCGGCTTTAATAACCAGATCATGCAAGGCATCACGCGGGTCGAGCGGTTGCCGGTGTTCGGCTCGGTGGCGCTCGACAACGAAACGCCGGTGCTTGAGCTGCAAGTCGACATCACCGTCGACCTCGGCGTCGCGATATTCAAGCCGGTGATCACCGACATGCTCGAACGCGTTCACGTCACGGCGCGCCCGATCCAGAATCCGGACGCGCCGCCGGTCGAGATGCAATGGGAAATCGAAACGCAAACCAAACGAGGCAAGCATGGCAAAAATTCAGGTGTATCCAAAACGCGACGATCTGCCGCCGCATCCGATTGACGGCAAGTTGGCAGCGGGCGGCGGCCTTTGGACCGCCGATCAATACACGTTCCGGCTGATCCGCGACGGCGACATTAGCGAGACACCGCCCGAGCCGCCCGAGGATAGCGGCGATCCGCAACGCAGCGGGGCCGGTGAGGATAAGCCCCTCGACAAACCGAAAGCCAAGAGCCCGCGCTAAGCGGGCTTTTTCTTTTGCCTTAACCAACGGAGTCAACCATGCCGATCTCGTTCAACAACATTCCGCAAGGCTGGAAATTACCGCTGATCTACATCGAGGTTGACCCGTCGCAAGCGGGCACGCCGACCTCGCAAAAGTATGCCTTGCTGGTCGACTACAAGATCGCTAGCGGCTTAGCGCCGCCCGACGTGCCGATTGCGTGCGGCTCGGTCGCCGATGCGCAGAGCTTGGCGGGCGTTGGCTCGCCGCTTGCTCGCATGTACGAGCGGTTTTTTCAGATCAACAAATCGACGCCGGTGCTGGTGCTGCCGATTGCAGAACCGGCGGCGGGCGTTGTCGCGACCGGCGCGATCACCGTCTCGGCGGGACCTACTCAAGCGGGCACGTTGTCGCTTTATGTGGCCGGTCAGCTTGTTTCGGTTAGCGTTGCCACTGGCGATACGCCGACCATTGTCGGCAACTCGATCAAAGCCGCGCTCGACGCGCTGCCCGGCTTGCCGGTGACCTCGACCGCCGCCGCTGGCGTGGTCACGTTGACCGCAAAATGGAAGGGGCAGACCGGCAACGACATCCGCGTCGACCAGAACGTGCTTGGGCCGAACGGCGGCGAGGTGACGCCGACCGGGCTGACGCTGACGCTGCCCACCAACGGCACGCTTGCCGGGGGCACCGGCACACCGGTTTGGACGAACTCCATCGCGGCGCTCGGCGACGAGCCCTACGAATACGTCGCGCTCGGGATGAACGACACCGGCTCGCTGACCGCTTGGGAAACCGAATATGGGTTTTCCGATTCGGGCCGGTGGGGTTGGCTGCGCGAGTCCTATGGCCACGTGATGACGGCCAAGCGCGACACCTACGCCAACCTTTTCAGCTATGGCCCGACCAACAACTCGGGCGTGATGTCGATCCTGGCGTTTGAGCCACAATCGCCGTCGCCGATCTATGAGTGGGTCGCGGCCTATGCGGCGGAAGCGGCCAAGGCGCTGTCAATCGATCCGGCCCGCCCGCTGCAAACCCTGACGCTCGACGGCGTCATGCCCGCGCCGAAAAATTGGCGCTTCAACAAGACGCAAACCAACGCGTTGGCGGGCATCGGGCTCGCGGTGCAGATGACCAACGCGGCGGGTATTCCGACCATCGCCCGGGAACAAACGACCTACCAGAAAAACACGCTCGGCCAAGCCGACAACGCTTACGAGCTGATGACCACGCTGGCGACGCTGGCCGAGCTGTTCCGGCGGATGCGGCAAGCCATCACCAACAAATATCCGCGCCACAAGCTTGCCAACAACGGCACGCGGTTCGGGCCCGGCCAAGCCATCGTCACGCCGAACATCATCAAGGCCGAGCTGGTCGCCGAGTATCGTCAGGACGAATATGACGGCCTCGTCGAAAACGGCGACGCGTTCAAAAAATTCCTGATCGTCGAGCGCGACGACACCGATCCGAACCGGGTCAATGTCCTGTATCCGCCAGATGTCGTGAATCAATTGCGCATGTTCGCCGTGCTTGCGCAATTCCGCTTGCAATATCCGGTGTTCGAGAACGTCGCGGCCTAGTGCGTCGCGGCCTAGTCGCTAACCCAATCCAACATCATCATCAGGAGTCTTGAACATGGGCAACAGGTTTGCCGGTGTGGCGTATTGGTCTGCCGACGGCGCACAGCTCGCCGTTCGCGGAAACTTAGAGGTGATGCCGTCACGTTACGAGCGCACCGGTATCGCCGGGCAGGATCGCGTGCACGGCTATTCCGAATTGCCGGTGGTGCCGTACATCGCTGGCGATGTCTCGACGCTGGAAGGCACCGTTGTCGAGGACATCGACGCCATGACCGACACGACGATTACCGTCGAGGCGGCCAACGGCACGGTTTGGGTTTTGCGCAACGCGTGGCGCGCCGAACGCTCGACCGTCAATTTGCGCGATGGGCAATTCCATGTGCGCTTTGAGGGCATGAGCCTCGACGAGCTGCAATCGGTGGCGGCATAAATGGCCGTCGCC